ATTTTATATTCCTCAATGTCGTAAATGCTGCAGGTTTCAAAACCGTTTCCCCAATTACTCCCCCTACCATCAATTACGAAAACTCTTGCTTTTTTAAAACCAGAGTCAACATAAGCTTTAAAAAGATGTGTTAGATGGTGAGGGTGCCAAAGACAAAAAACTTCTTGGGTTTCTTTTAATATTTTTTTATAGAATAAATAATTTTTTAAATTAGTAAGTTCTACTTTTTCCCAATTATAAGAAGTTGAGTATATATAATCTATTTTGTAATTTTTAATTTGATCTAAACAATAGTAGGGTATACCACTGGTAAGTTTTTTCTGAGAAGCTTTGGTTTCTTCATTGTAATAAATAATTTTTCCATCTTTCATTAAAGTTAAAGAAGGGTAGTGACCAATGTTAATGCCACAAACAATCATTTACTTTTTTTCTTAAACCATTCAGGTAGTCCTATATGAGGTTTACCATCAAAAATGTTTTGTTTTGCTCCTGGTGTTTTTTTATTATTGTAATGTAAAAATACTTGAACACATTCTTTTCCTTTTAGTTTTTCTCTCCAATGTTCCAAATCACATCCACGATAAACTAACATGTCTCCTGGTTTTAAAATTATTTTTACCCCTTTTGTATATCCTGGAAAATAAATATTATTTTCTTCATAACCTTTTTTTGCATTTGGTTCTAAATATATTGGCCATTCATCCCCACCTAAATTCATGGTAGTTGATATTTCACAACTAAATCTATCTTTATGTCTTTTTAATTCATCTCCTTTTTTATACACTCTTGCATAAGTATAAGCGGGATATAACTTTAAAGAAGTTGTTTTTTCCATTATTGGTTGGCACTTTAGTAAAAGTGTATCCATAGCAATATCTGCATAAGTATAGTATGTATTTGGAACTTGGCCTTTTTTATTTTCATATCCTCCTAAAATTGTTTCAAATCTTGAAATATAAGTATTTTCAATACATGTGTCATAAACTTGTTTTTTTACACATAAGTAATTAGCTAAAAAAGTTGCTAAGTCTTTTGATATTGTATTTCGTATTATTGCGTATTTGTTTTTTTTGAAATTCATTTTAAAAATAATTAAAATTAATAGTTATTCTTACAGGGCTATCATCACAACTTGAACTGCTGTGCATTGTACTTGGATCAAAAAGAACAACTCTGTTGGCTTTAGGTAAAACTTTTTCTTTACCAAAATAAGTTTCACCATTGTTATCATTTATATATAATAGACAACCTTTATGTTGATAATTATAATCTACATGATTGAGGTGTTTTCTTTTTTTATTTTCTCTAATATACATATTAGCCTTTATTCTTAATAAAGATTTCGTATTTAATTTATTTAACACACTTCCAAATAAATCAAAATATCTACTTATTAAATCAGGAGCTTTATATACATTGTGAGTAAAATAAATATTATTATCTTCATTAAAAGTCATATCTTTATTGTAGTACCAAGGAAAATAAGAACCCATTATTTCATCTTGAATTTTTTTAAATTCATTTTCAATCAAAAAATTATCAATTATTTTAATTTTACTCATTTATTATTTCTCTAGGAAAAGCTTGTATATTCCAATGAATAAATCTAAAAGGTTCTTTTCCGTGATCTACTAAAAATTCATGTTCTAAGTATCCAGGAAATATAATTAATGTACCTGGTGTTGGTTTATAATGTATTAATTCAGTGCCAGGTTTTGCGACTGTTGTTGATTTCATTTTTAATTTTGTAGCACGTGCCCCTGTTCTAGGTTCGTGAAATACTGGAAAAGAAGTTTTATCACTGCATTTTAAAAAATAAAATCCAGATACATGTTGATTCCAGTGTATGTGAGCAGAGTGATTACCTCCTCCTTTTTTAGAAAATTCTTGTACCCATAATTCAGTAAACCCAGTTGTGTATTGCTGCATATCAAAACCTTGCCAATCTAAAAATTCCCAAGATTTTTCAGCAATATAATTTCTAAAATCTAAAAAATCATTATCTTCAATTAAAGAAGTTGAATGATAGCTTCTACCAAAATCTCCATATTCTTTAATGTAATCTTTTGCTTTCTTTCTTGCTTCTGTAATATATTTATTTGAAGCATTGTTTAATTTTTTTACAAATTCTGGTTTTTGTTCCGACCATATAGGTGTTTGAAAGTAATTATCTATTCTCATTTTATTTATGTGGATATCCAAGATTCCAAGCTACTAATGAATATCTTACTCCTTTCCTTACTGGTTTTACTCTATGCCATAAAAATGAAGGAAATACAATAATAGATCCTTTGGGTAATATCTCTTTTGCTTGTTTTAAATGTTTAGATTCATCTCTCATGTGAGGATCGTAATCTCTAAAATCAAATTCTAATTCACCGCCTTCATATTCAGAACCATCTGTTAATTGACAAGTAACAGATAATTTGCGAATTTTTCCAGTAAAAGAACCATTATCTTTATAAGGTTCTGCCCAAGCATCAGTATGCCAATCATAGTATTGGTTTAGTTTATATTTAGTAAATTGTAGTCTTTCAGTAGAATCCCATTGAAAATTCCAACCCGCATTTTTATTTGCCATATGAATAAAAGGATGTATTTCTTTATAAATCCAATTTTCATGTAACCACACTATATCTGAATTCCTTTTCTTTTTAATTTTTTTTATTTGATCTTTATTTAATTCTGATGTGTTTTCTAAAGTATTTCCTATTCTTCCTATATCTTCATTTTCAGATAAACCATAAGCTATAATATCATCACAAAGTTTGTGTGACAAAGCAGATTTAAAATACCAATAATGATTAGAAAGATTCATAAGTAATTGTTTGAATAAAATTTAATGAATCTTTTTGTTCATTAGATATAACATACATATTGGTAGCAGGAAACAATAAAAACATATTATTTTTTAATTCAAAATTATAACTTTTGTTTTTACGTCTGTTGTCATCATAGTAAATTTTAACAATACAGTTTTCAGTTTTTACCCCATAAAGCATAGTGTAGTCAGCTGAATTTTTTAAATCTACAGGATTTACATTTAAAAGAGGTGCAGACATTTGCTTTGGTTTATATACAGTTCCAAACTTTTCTTTATTTATTAATTTAATGCTGTACTCAACTTCTATGTGATCTTTAACATAAGTGTTCAACATGTCATAATCTTTAGAAAATGACATTTCTAATTTTTTAGTTACTGATTGTAAAATATCAGAAGTTAATTTATCACGATCAATTTCAAAACCTTTAGGCATTGTAACATCACTAAAGTAAATTGCTTGTTCAGATAAAACTTCTTTGTGCATACCTCAAGAGGTATATATTAAGCTAAAATATTTGTCAAATCCCAACTTTGGTTTTCTTCATTCCAAACATAAAGCCAATTGTGAGTTGCAGCTGTATTTTGTGATTCTTGTTCAGAAGTTAATGCAGGAGCATCACCAATTGGTGATTTCCAAGTAGCAGTTGTTAAATCTTTTACCCATGAAGCGTAAGGTTTTTTAGGCCAAAAAATTTCATTGTCTTCATCCCAAATAAAACCAATACCTGCGTAGTTGCCTCTAAAAGGAGTTCCACCTTCTTTGTGTTGATTTGCTCTTGTATTGTAAGAAGTTTTGATCCACATTTGTGCAGGCCAATTATTGTGTTGTTCTAAATATTGTTGACCTACTACTTCATCTTCTACTCCATCAGCATTTAACATATCACTATTATTTAGTGTAAGTACCTGCATGACTTTTCCGTTTAAACCAATTTTTGCAAAATGTGCCATAATAATATACTCCTAATTCTGAAACCTATATCTTATCATTACTATTCCACTACCACCATTGCCTGGAGGTGTAGTTACAGTAGGTGATAATGTTCCTCCACCACCGCCACCTCCAGTATTAGTAGTTCCATCAAATGTTCCACCTTGAGCTCCACCGCCTGCTCCACCTGCTCCTCTGACGTTACATGGAAAAGTTTGGTTTCCACCGCCACCACCAGCAAACCATCTTCCTGGAGCTGGCCCTGGTGTTCCATAACTTGCAGCACAAGCACCTATCATTGTTGGAGATAAAGGTGAACCATCTCCACCTTTTTTTGGTTGAGAACCTGGTTCTCCTGCTTGAGACGCACCTCCGCCTCCACCACCTCTGTAAGCTGGAGGACCTGGTTGATAAAACCCTTGTCCTCCTGGATTACCTTGAGAGGGACTTACAGGAGGTGTATTACCTGCACCACCACAATGAGTAAAAGGCCCTGGTTGAGCTGGAACGAATGCTCCACCTGCTCCACCACCCGAACCTCCTTGAGATCCAGAAGCACTACCACCTCTACCGCCTCCTGCAGCAGTGATACATGAAAAAACTGAATTTGAACCAGAGGCACAACTACCACCTCCACCAACTGTAATTGGAAAAGCACCTGCTGATATTGGAGCGGAACCTGGATAGTTGGTTCTATAACCACCTCCGCCTCCGCCTCCTGATCCTGAGGCACCTGTTGCCCCACCACCGCCAGCAAGGACAAAATATTCAACTGTGTTAGACCCACATGCACTTCCACCAGAAGTAACACTAAAAGTTCCTGGGCCTGTAAAAATATGTGTTTTAAAATCTCCACATTCTGTTACTGTTCCACCTGTAGCTACAATATAATCACTAGCTCTTGGGTTTGATGTAGCATCACTTACCGCTAACCAACCTTGTGTAGAATCTACGAAAACAAAAGTTGCACCTTGGCCTTCTTGAATTAAAGCTGCTGATGCGTTTGTTCCACCAATTTTATCTGTTCCATTAGGGGTAATTGTACATGCATTATTTTGAAAAGTTCCTGCGTAATCTGCAATTGCAACTTGATCTCCTGCACTTCCAGCAGGTAAATTTACGGTTACTGATCCTGATGTTGTATCAACAAAATAACCATTACCTGCAACTGCAGTAACAGTTGTAGTTTTAGCTGTAGTATCCCAAGTGATAGCTCCACCGCCTGCATCAGCAAAAGATAAATTTCCACTGCCATCGGTTGTTAAAGCTTGTCCACATGTTCCATCGGCTGTTGGTAAAACAAAAGTTGCGTTTGCTGTCATTGCACCAGCTTTTAAAGAAACTGAATGAGATTGATCAGAGTCAGTTAATTTTATTGCACCTGCTGCTGAACCTATTGTTAAATTAGTATCATCCCAAGTTAGATTAGATGATGCACCTAATGCACCACCATCGTTAAATTGAATTTGTGTATCGGAACCTGCTGGAGTTACTTGAGCTGCAGCAACAGTTCCACCTAATGTATCTAAAGATATTTCATTTAAATTTGTTCCATCAGCATACGCAGCATAGATTGCAGCTCTGTCTAATGTAAAACCTGTTCCACTTGCAGTTTTAATTGTAAGATTTGTTGGTGCAACAACTGCAGAACAATCAAAAATATAAAATTTTTCAATTGAATCTGGAATAGTTACAGTTGATGCTGTAGTCAAAGTTCCAGTAAATTTAATAACCATGTTTCTTGCGTTAGATAAAGCTTTATCTGTCATTGCAAGAGCAACAGTTCCACCATCAGTTAGAGCTACTGCTTCGTATCCAGCGATTGCTTGTTGAATTAAGTTTAAGTTATTATTTGTATTTTCACCCCATGTACCAGCGTTTTCGCCAGTGACCATTAGTTCGAGTTTTAGATCTGTTGAGTAACTAGATGCCATAAATTTTGTCTCCTAAATAATTATAATTTTACCTTAATCAAGCTGCTAAATCAACCTCTGTCCATACATTACTAACTCCAGGATCAACCTCTTGCCATGCTGTGATATTAGTACTTCCTATTGAACTAGTCAATTCTATGCCTGTAACATCCACATTTGCATTAGCAACAGTTCCTTCTTCACCTAAAGATAGGGTCATTTGAACACCTGTTACATCGTATATAGTGTTCTGCTCTACATCTCCAATAGAGCTTGTTAATTCAATACCTGTGACCGTTACATTAGCGTCTGCGGTAACTGTTTCCTCTCCAATAGAGCTTGTCAATTCAAGGCCTGTAACAGACACATTTCCATCAGCTACAACAGTCTCATCTCCAACAGAACTTGTAAGCTCTTGTCCTGTAATATCTACATTCGCAGTACCTGTAACAGTTTCGTCACCAATAGATGAAGTAAGCTCTAATCCAGTGACTGCTGCAGTTACTCCAATATCAAATGTTACTTGTCCAATTTCTGTATCTAAATTATCGTCAATAACATTTACAGTTACATTACCACCTGCCTCAATATCTACAGGTCTAATAGAGATAGTCATTTCACTACCAACAACGGATAGTGCTTGTACCTCACCTACAGATAAGGTTCCTTGTATTCCTGTAACATCAATATTTGCATCTCCAGTCATTGTAATTTGACCTGGAGTAGCTGTTAATTCTTGTCCTGTTGGACTTGCGCTAGCACCTGCTGTAATTTCAGCAACTGCACCTACAGAGATTGTAGCTGATACGGATCCTGTTTGAGCAGAGTAAGCATCTCCCCATACCATTGATCCCCAAGAATCTCTTCCCCATCCAGAACCAATTAAAAAATTGTCATCAATAGTGACAGCGCCTGGTGTTGTAGTTAACTGTGATCCAGTTACGTCTTGTTGAATACCTCTTGCAATATCTTCCTCTCCTATAGAAAGATTTCCTTGAATACCTGTGACTGATACATCAGCTGATGCACCTGCAACGGCTCCTGCATTTGTAAATGTGAGTTGTGATCCAGTTACATCAACATCAGCGTTAGCTTGAGTTGTTGATGAACCTATTGATAAGTTACCTGATACGCCACTGACTGAGACGGATTCATCAGATAGGTCTCCCCATTCTGCTGCACCCCATGTTTTATTACCCCATCCAGTGGCCATATCATTTTATTTCCTTTAATTACGCAATTCTTAAGATTGCAGCGGAAGTTGTGAATGCAGGGAACTGAATTGTAAATGTTCCAGAAGTTGCAGTCTTGTCTCCACCGAAATCTAACACAGCAACTGCTTCAGTAGTACCAGTACCACCATCAGTTGTTGAGTTGTAAATTAAAGCACCTCTAGCAGTTAGTGTAACACCAGTGAAAGATAAGTTAGCGAAGCTAGTAATAGCGACACCAGACGATACCTTAACACCTTGGTTAACTAAAGCTTTACCACCTGCAGTGTAACCTGCCGGCGAAGATACTTCAGAAGTTGATGAATAATTAGTTGTTGATGCTCCAATAGATGCAGCAGAAGTATACATTGCTAATTTAAATGTATCTGCAGCACTATCAAAATCATGCTCGCCACCCATCAATTGTTTTTTAAATGAATTGCAAATTGCATTAGTTGTAATAGCCATAATTGTTCTCCTTATAAAATTACGTATTTGGTGATGGTGAAGGTATCTTAATTCTAGGTACCCCATCATCGTATTCTGCACGTCTTCTTCTCCCCATTTGTTGAAGAGCAAAATTCTGTACTTCTTCATTGTACTTTGTTT